ACACCGTTTAATGTAAATTCTGCATCATCTCTAATGGCACCCAACACACGAGCAATGATGTGTGTGGCATCCTCAGTTTGACCGTGTCTGGTTTGACTGTCAGCCCCACAAGCATTGAAATAACGAAATGCCACATAGTCCAAGTTATAGGCCTTGTGATAGGCTGCCATGATTCGTTCTACCATGAGCTTGCTGTCACCATAAGGTGATATGGGCTCACAAGGATCCACTTCATGGCACGGAGTCATTATGGGCTCGCCATACACTGCGGCGCTTGAACTAAAAATAACTCTGGTCTGGGGCATGCTTCTGCGCACCTGATCCAACAGTGTGAGTGTGTTGACCACATTGTTTTCAAAATAACGTCCAGGGTGTTTTATACTGGGACCAACCAGGCTATTGCCAGCACAGTGGACGATGGCTCGGGGTTCATGTATCAACAGTTTGACCAAGGAATCTTTGTCAGCGAAGTCTCGTTCAACATAATCGTGAAACACTGACCGTAATCTTTTGGGGCACTTGGCTTTGTCAATGCCCACAACACGATGTCCAGCATCAGCCAACATCAACGCAGTTTGCCCACCAATGTATCCAGCTGCTCCGGTTACTACAACAGTTTTCATTTTAAATATTCTCCAATTTCGTTTTTTAACATTTTGTACAACACTTCATGACCTAACCGAGTTGGATGAAAGCTGATTGGATTGACTAGTTGTAAGTCAACCAGAGCATTCAATCTGGCAGTGTCCAAAGACCAGTTACTCAAATGATACTTTGAATCAGGAACGTCATGACCTTGTTGTATCAACATCTGTGACAACAGATCTCTTGGTTGTTTGTTATTGTAGATGAAATTTTTCAATGTGTCAACTTGATAATCGTGATGATTAAAAGTATCAAACCAAAAATTCTGTATGCTGTGGCCATGAAAATATTCATCCCAATATTTTATTGCCATAGACAATTGTTGTAATTCATGCTCGTGATTGTAGTTTGCTATCCAAGACTTGGCCGGAGGTGTCGAGTCTCCAGAATATATTGGTTCAAAAAGCTGGCTTGAAATATCAAAATATTCAGTTCTAGCGGTGCTGGTTATGCCCCAAAGCACTGTAACGGTGGACCATTGTTTTTTTAATTTCTTAACTTGATCTGGAGAAAAAAACTCTTTGGCCAATCGAAACTGCTGTTGATTGCTGGAACCCATCACAGCATGGTTGTGCTCTGCACATTGATAATCGGCTGCAAGACGTCGCCTAAAAGTCAAACCAGCACTGTCTTCTCGATGTGCAATTGTTTCATACTGTTTTCTCGACATACCTGGTTGATATTGAACCCCTACTCCAAAGGTCCAACTACAACCAAAGGTAACCAATAGTCTTGACTGTGTTTTCACATGGGAATCTTTACTACGTGATATTTGGCTTCAGCCACATGGTCACGGTATCTATTGCCCGTCCTATTCCAATGCTCACCAAGACCAAGCAGTATATCAACCACACGGTCAACAGTGCCATTGTTCCAGTCAGATATGAGACCCATGTTGTGATGAGGTTCTCGCAGGAGATTTTGCATCTTGTGATATGCATCATCAATGCTCCACGGAATGTACAGTCTGTTGGGATCGTTGGCAAAGGTTTCGGGGAATGACCGGTATGCCGGATATAACACATTGCAGCCAATAGTGTCAGCCTCACTGACCGTATTGCTGACCCAATCTTGTAAAGCACAGTTGAACAAAACTCTAGTGTTGTTGAGATGATCATAGTATTCATTCTTGCCAATGTTGTCGTAGATTTTTAACTTGCCGGCTGCCTCCATGGCCCTGGCACGTGTCACAAACTCTGGGTTGTTGCTACGCAATGCGCCACCTGAGTAGATGGCAAACTCGCATGGCTCTGTGGTCAGTTCACCATACATTTCAATCAAGTCCATGAAGAAGCCAGGTTGCTTTTCTTGATCAAAACGTGCGGCAAAGCCTACACGGCGCGGACGATCTGCAAATGGTCGGATGTTGGCGCTGCCGCCAATGCGTTCTAACACTTCCTCTTTGCCAAATGCCAAACCTGAGATGTTGTAGATTGGAGCAGTCCAACCTGCAATACGCATGTGTGCAACCATTTCTTCGTTGGTGGCTAGCACGCCTGTGACAAAGTGATTGACCATCTTTTCATATGTGCTCATCCAACCGGCCATGCCCCACACATGCACAAAGTCATCGGGGTCAATGGCTTGTGCTAGACAGCGCACATAAATGCGAGGACGCTGTTCTGCGGGAACCTGGTCCATGATGTAAGGCAAACTCTCAATGCCTGGCTGGAACATGTCTTCAAAATAGATCACATCTTCCGCAGTGACTTCACCTTGTTGCATGAGTCTGACCAAGTTCATCATCTGGCTCATGCCAAAGTAACTGCGTCCGTGTGCATCCAGCACTTGTCCCACCACAATCTTTTGACTGTTGTCTAAGGTCAAACCCGGCACATAAACCACATCAAGACCTCGACGTTCAAACACACGTTGATTCCACTCAGTCAGTTGCAGTGTGTAACGGGCCTCATAACTTTCAAGGCCCATGTAGTATAGTTTTCTCATGCGCGATGTCCTGCAAAGCGACGAGTGTCCTCATCCCACATGTTCTTGGCATACTTGCCAGCATGCCACTTGCTGAACTGTTGCCAGGCATAGGTTTTGAAGTTGTATAGATCCGCTTCGTTGTAGCGGTATCCATAGTCCTGGCAAAATTCCAGATACACTTCAAGATCGTCTTGGATCTCACGTACTTTGGGGTTGGGTTTAAATGTGGGTCTTGCCATGTTGTTCTCCTTAGATGACAATGTTGTTGAGAGGTCGGGTAATTTCGTATCGGATCAGGGCACCGTTTTCTCCATCTTCGGAGACTTCGATCCACACTGCTCGGTTGGGATAGCGTGACGCTATTTGTATATATAGGTCATCTGCCATCATCTCACAACTTTTGTAGTCTAGTTGGAGGGTTCCGCTGCGGTAGAGATTTTCGAGCCAGCGTTTGAATTGGATGAATTCGATGTCGCGATCATTGTGTACAACATCAATCCACACCCGGAAATGAAAGATGTGACGATGAGGATTAGCAAGAAACGAAACATCATATTCATCACCTGTGGCCAGTGCAGGATCTGTGGCAGCCGCAGGATATCTGTGCATGCCTTCCTTTTGAAATGTGACCCATATTTTTTTCTGTGCATGTTGCATTACTCGATCTGCCATTTCACGTTGTTCTTGATTCATGATTTCAAACTTTCAAATGTTACAATTTTGCCCAGGGCTGCACCAAGATCTTCATCTGGATGTACGATGTGTAACTCGCAGTAGTGATGATCCTTGCGTTCATCATATCTGTTGTATTCTACCATCATGCCACCATTGGCACGATACACAGTGAAACTCATTCTGTGTTTACTGCTGCCAATGCTTGCAGCTTCCTTCATCGATATACCAATACCTCGCTCTGCACGATCTATTGACACTATTGAGTCATCGCGGTTTCTAAGATACTTGGCACGTTTCAATATCCAGTTGTCTAGCCATTTCATAATTTACTATCACCTTTGTAATCATCCCATGAAGTAAATGTCTCACGGCTCATCAGGCTGTGTAGACTGTGGCACCAGACGCCGGGATTGGTAGCGTCAAAGTCCTTGTCATCTATTTTTAACATTGTATTATAATTCCACAGTTTTGTATACGGCACACTTACTCGAATCTGCGGAATGAAGTTGCGGTAGTCACACAAGCCGCCTTCATTGAATTCTTCCACTGCTGAAATGGGAATGTCCAGTGTGCAAAGGTAACCACGTGCCAAAAAGTATGTGATCATGCTTTCCCACTTGCGCCACTCTTCAGGCGACTTGGGATCGAAACTGTGATTGGCACCAAAGAAGATATGTTCTTCGCCATGTATGTGTGTGATAATTGAATCAATAGGTTGAATACCTACTACAAATAAAGTTTTCTTGCCAAAGGCAGGAGTGCGTTCTACTTCCGTACCTTTAAAAAAGTCAACGTTGTCATGTCCTTCACGTTTCATACTGTGGTCTCCAAGTTGTCAAGTTTGCTAGAATCAAAATCTTCTTGTTCAGTTTGTTCAGGTTCATCATAGGTAAAATGAACTCCAAACATAGTTCGTGCATTCTTGGCCTTCTTGCCTTTAAAACCGCGTGTGCCCACAATCTCCATCCAGTAGTCATCATAGTATTCAATGATGGCGTTGGATTCTTCGCGAGTGGGCGCGGCAAATATAGCCTCCACAATGTCCTCAAACTTGGCATAGTCGCCTGTGCTACGACGCATCATGGCAGGATGTTCACCTGCATCAAAGCGTCTGTTGGCTTCTTGCACAGCAGTCAAGTGCATCCATACATTGTGACCCATCAGCAATGCATAACTGAAACTATCCCACGATGTCTTGCCCCATTTGCCATTCTTGTTAACATCCGGCAACACATCATACATGTCGGCGTCTTGAAAATTTTCTTCTGTGAACACTACACCAGGCTTGGGTGTGCCTGGCTTGTAGATACAGATATCTTTCATGGTAAACAGATCACTTAGTGGTGAGTCTTCCCAGCGTGGATAAATGCCATCTGCCACAACACCATCTGACCATTTGCGTGTGTCTGTAGCATACTTCTTGTCGTCTGCTGACGGAGCCATTCTATAACTCCACTTGGAATCATGTTCAAATACATTTTCAAAGTAAACTTGTCCATTGGCTGTGGCGAGGAATGGACTGGCACAATCAAAGGAGATAGAGAATGCGGGATTAGCGTATTTTCTAACTGCCCTTTGAATCACGGTGAGTAGCACAGCCCATTCCAACTTGCTTGTACCCAAGAAATGCATCCAATCGTGTGTGCCTTCTTGTAACAATCCATCATATTTTAGTGCAATCAATCTACGCAACACCAAATGTACATCGCACATGTTCTGTCCGCCCATGGCCCAACCATCAAAGTGTGTGTCTGGGTATACAGCAGGGTCACAGTATTGCTTCATGGTTTGATACCATGTTTCTGCTGATGTGTGATTGTCGCCTTGCAGCACATTCAAGAACTTGGCACCACCATTGTTCTTGCCCTTACGGTGAGCCATAAAGTATTCGTTGTTGTACTTGGTGGCATCCACTGCTTCATCTAGTGTTTTGATGCCACAGGCCTTGGACGCTTTCTTGTCGTGAATAACCCAAGTAGGAATATCAAGGATCATGCCATAGTCGCTTATGGTGTCTAACCACTTCAAAATACTACTGCGTTTTTTTTCTGCTTTGGCACAGCCCGAGTTGGCTTTCCAGTCGCCTTCCCACAAGCCCTTGGCAATCTGGAATCCACCAGAGTCGCCCAGCATGAACGTACCAGGCTCACGATTGCGAACCATGTCTTCTGACCAGTCTTGTTTGGTCAGATCCAAGTTGGCATGACCACCCGAATATAGGCTCCACTTGTAGGGAAACAATGCCTTTTGACTATTAAGCCAGTTCATTTGTTCCATGTCCGTGAGTCCCGCAGGAAAACGTGCAGGATCCACATACGGTTCGTTGCGTTGCTTGCCCACAAAGGTGGCATAGAACCCTGATATGGCTGGCAAGAACACAGCATAATCAAGTTGCTTGGCAGTTAGGTTGTCTTGCTTGTTCACTTGCTTTGTGCAGGTAAGATATAGTTGTAAACAGCCACACCACTGTCTACTGTGATCTTGGCAGCACCATCATCGCTGATGCGCATGGTTTTGTCACCACTTAGAGCCAGGATGCTCATGACTTCTTTCACTGGCCATGACCAAGTGCGTTTGAGTTGTCCGGTAACACCAGAATGAAAAACAAAATTACCAGAATGAGTGCTGTGGTCGCCAAAGAAAAACTTTAGATCGCCGTTTTCAGTGCGAGCTTGAAAGTTGGGTTCATCAGAGTTGGCCTGTGCCTGTGACCGTAGTTTGATAATACCAGCCACAGTGGGGTCAAACTCAATGTGCCATGTGACACCGGCAAATTTAGGTGTTTTGAGTTTTTCTTGCACAATTTGTTCAGCCATGAATCTGTAGTTGTTGCGAAAATCGCCATCTGCATTTTCAAAATTGATGCCTTCTGGTGTACCATCACTTTTGGTGGCAATGGACAATTTTGCATTCTCTTTGTATTCGGGCAAGTTCAACAAGATTTTGATCTTGCTTAAATTAGGCATGCCAAAAGTGTGTGCAAATTCTGCAATAGGCTTGTGAAAAGTACCTTCCAGCACCACAGATAAGTTTTCTGCCACGCCCACAATGTTTGTAGTTTTGGCATCTCCTGTGATTTTGATCAGGTCAATACAGCCTAGATCATGTGTGTGCTCTACCAAGTCTTTGAGATAGTCTTTCATTTATTACTCCTTAATTTGTGTATTATATAGATTTTTTTACTGTGGCGCAACTATTTTGGCCAGGCTCTGCCCGCCGCGAATGCTTTGGATGGATCCAGGTTTTTTCAATTCAAACCAAGACAAATCACCATGTCCATGATGTAGATTCATGATCTCGTAGCCTTCACGTTCTGCCGCGGCAGCAACAGCATGACCCGGAGTGTAGCACATGAAGAATTTTTCGCTGAGTGCGGCTCCGTGGCCTCGATCACAGTCATTGAATGTGAATATAAACACGCCACCGGGCCGCAGTTTGGAATACACATCAGCAAGATAGCGTTTTATAACTTCAATGGGTCGATAGTTAAAATAATTATAAGCAAAAATCATCCCAAATTGCTCACTAGGCAACTGCCACAATGGCATGCCGTCTCTTCGATCATCAATCACGTATGGACGTAGACGTCTTTGATATTCCAAAGTAAATGCTGAGATGGCTGGGTCCAACAGTGCTTGGTGTTGATCCACCAGATACAGTGGATCCAACGGTACTAAATCTTCGATGAACGTTTCTGGGCCTGGGCGTATGATCATGCCAGGCAATCTCCAGTCACTGTAGTTGCGCAGCCTGCTACGAAGCAAGATGTTGCTTTGATCATCGATACCTAGCTTACGTTCAAAAATGTACTCTGGGGATTCATTCAACATGCCTTGCTCGTACAACAATGTACTGGCCTTGTATTGTTTGGGTTCTTTTTGTTCTATGAGTTCACGCAGCCGCGACTTGAGTGCATCCAGTGTGGCTTGCACATTGTCAAAGGCATTGATCACAGCACTGACATTGAATTCCATGTCAGCCGTGAATGAATCAAGTTGCACATGAGCCCGTGCAACAGACATACTCAATGACTGTAGTTGTCTAACAGCCTGACCATACTCAGGTGTATAATCCGGCTGTTCCAAAAGATTCAAATAAGATATTAAATCGCTGAGTTTCATTCGAATGAGAATAGTGCAGTAAATGTGTTTTCTGTGTTGGTGGCAGCAGCCAGGTCCCAATCCAGTACACCCAACAAGTTGTCAATCTTTTGATCTACCACAGTGGCTTCCATTTCTGTGTTGTCAAAAGGCAATTCCTTGAACCACTGTGGCAGGTGCATTTCGTCTGTGGGATAACCAATTGATGTCCAGCCTAGAGCATTGCTTCTCAGCTTGCACACAATGGTCTTCATTCCATCGACGATTTGCATGCTGTAGTTGTCCGAGTTCATTCTGCGCAAGTTGTTCCAGTTCAAGGCCGCACGTACATGCCCGGGCATGTTGGCTTTGCCCAGGCGTTCTTCTTCCTTGCCATACTTGGTCAAGTTGTTCACACGTTTGGGTGAGCCCTTTTCCCAGCCTGGTCGCTCTTTGAACTCATACTTGAACTCACGCACACGTTCAATGATTTCATCACGACCAGCACCAGCCAGCACTCGATTTAGAATTTCTAACAAGAAGTCTTGAATAACCTTGGGGGTGTCACTGCGCTTCAAGTCCAAGCCAGTGGCCTTGGTCTTGCCAATGGCACCGTTCACATCCAGTCGTTTGTTTTCAATGTCAATAGCATTCACAGCATAGCGTTTCTTGGTAATAAACAAGCCACGATCTGCCACTGTTTCACGACCGGCCTTGATCAAATCTCCCATGTCTCTGGGGCAGTGGAACGCACGTTCCATAAATGCTGGAAATGAGTCGTTGACCTGATCAGCAATTGAATCGTACAGTTGAATACAGATTTCCTTTGACCATTCCATACGACCTTCGGCAACTTCTTGTTTGAGCACAGGCCATGCTGAGAAGTAGCATGAGTCTGTGTCACCATAAATCACTGCCCGGCCCACATGATCATACTCACCTGTGATGCACTCATTCAAGTATGCGTCCATGTGTTTGGCAATGCTACGTCCTGTCAGTGTTGTGCTTTGCCCAATGCGTTTGTCAAAGAATCTGCAACCAGGATTGAGAATAGCGCCATACAAACTGTTCAAGTTAATCTTTTTAACCAACTGACGTTTATCCCAGAAAGCAATCTCTTTGGCATCCTTGGCATCTTTCTTCTTGGCCTGCATGTCTTTACGTTCAGCATACCAGCGTTCCAGCAAGCCAGGAATAACGCCTTTCTTTTCGTAAGTGAATATGGTACCGTTGGCACTGAGTATCCAGGGCTGATTTGAGTCAAACAACATATACCAAATTTCAGCACCTGAGTGTACAGTCTCTTCACCACTCTGCCAGTCAATGGTGATCTCTGTGCCACGTTGCTGTTCCATCACTGCTGTGTATTCTAAACTGGCAAACACACCTTCCCATGCAGCCGCAAATGAATCACCCCTGGCCATTTTGTCTCGGATGTACCGGTCTGTCATTATGGGACGCAATTGACCTATGATGGTTTCTGGTCCCATGTTCAACGCACGAATTGCACTTGGGTATAGACTGTTGATGTCTACAGATCCAATCCATTCATGCAATCCTTTGCGAGGATATGCCACATAAGCACCTGCTGCCTGTGTGTCCTCGTCAGTGAGTCGTTGTTGGCGGTTGGGCACAACCATGCCACGTTCGTGTGCTTCGTTGATAATGGCCTGTTCAGTCACAGCCACAGCACCCATTGTGGTGGCCAACAGCACCGTGTTGGCATGTGCTAGTTCACTGGCCAGTTCCAAGAAGCGTAATTTCTTGTCCAGTTTGTCCAGCAACAAGGTATCTTGCCGGTTGTATTCAATAAAAGTTTTAAAGTGTTGATTGTACAATTGATCCAAGGTGCCTTCAAACTGTGTTTTGCGTTCGCCCAGTTCGTATTCAGCAATGGCATCCAGGCTATAACTATGACGCTCTTCATAAGTGTACTTGCGATACAGTTGCATATAGTCCATATGCACACGACCCACCAAGTCGTATGTTTCATTTTCAGCACCAAAGCGTTCAAACACACGTTTCTTGGGAAACTGCCCCCACAAACAAAAACATCGGGTGTCGTCTTTGCTGAGCACTCGTGTGATACGATTCACTGTGTAAGGTATGTCATAGCCTTCCGAGTTCCAACCACTCAAAATGTCTGCATCATCAATGAGATCCAGGAACATCTTCAACATTTCTGTCTCCGACTCACACAACACAGTGTTTTCAAATTCCGCACAGATCTCACGAGCAGTCTCTGCACTCATGTGGCGTGGTGCCACCACAAGTGTGACCAGTTGCTCCAACCAATTCAGATATACCGATATGGCAGTGATGGCATTGAAAGGATCTGTCACAGGCGAGAATCCACGCACCGGATCAAACGCAACTTCAATGTCAAAAAATGCTGTGTGCAGTGTGGGTGCGTCTTGGTCTTTGTAGTTTTCTTCAAAGCAACGGAATATGGGATTGATATCCGATTCATAGATCTGCCGCCCGCTTTGTGCTCGAACTTCCTTGCGGAACTCTTTGTTGTTGCGTGTGCTGAATCTTGACACAGGCGTGCCGTAGATGCTCTGAAATTTGCCTCTAGGGTCGTCGTAGTAAAACACATAATTGGCAGGATACTCTCGATACTGCCTTCGGCCGTCGCGGCGTTCTACCACGTGAATGCGATCGTGTTCACGATCAAATAGTGCGTCAATATAACTCATTGTTCTCCGTTTATGGCCGGTATAGCCTTGCTACATGTTCGTGACGTGAACGACTCGTTGCTGTTGAAAGCAATATTTATAATGTCTTGCCCACAGTTTCAAGAATTGTTTCCAACAGTTCTTGATCTTGTTTGGTCTTACCAAATTCAGCCTTGTGTGCCACACGAATGGCTTTCTTCAACACAGCCGGTTTGATTTCCAATTCTTCTGCAATGGCCTTGATGGTGTCGGTCAACCCACCTTGCAGGGTATCAATTTCATGCATGACCTGCATGCCTTCGTTGATGATTTGGGTGAGTTTGATCTTTTGATCGCCGTTGAATGTTTTGGTATCCATGATATCTCCTTAGTAAAGTGTATTGTAGACAGTGTTGTTACGTTTGTCAAATATCATAATACCAAAAATTTACTGTTTTAACATTTTGAAATGGTAAACATTTTAAAAACTTGTAATCTGGTTCAAAAAATTCTTTGACCCGGTTGAGATATTTTGGATTATTTTCGAGGACGTTACGAAAATAATTTTTTGGTACCAGCTTGCCTCCTTCCAGTGTTGTTTGATTTTCGGGAGGCACATCAGTAATATCAACGTTGAAATTGCTCACAAAATATTGACCAACTGATTGTTTAAAAGAATCATTGATAAAAAAACAAACAGCATTTGACCAGTCTACGTTCTGAACAAAAAACATTTGACGCTCAGTGTGATCGTCTTGGCGTACAGTGTCAAACAAAACGTCCAATAATGCTTGATTGTCTTTGACTTGTTCTATGTTGGTGTGTTGTGGTAGTCTGTAAGTTAGCCAGGTAGCTAGACCTGACAGCCAGCGGTCAATTGGATCTCTAAAAAATATCACGGTTTTAAAAGTAGGATCAAGTGTGCCTGGATGAAAATTGGCTTTGGAAAAAATACTTTTGCCCCAGCTGCTGGCACTAACAGGAATGTGTAGATATTGATGTTGGCATTGGTGGTTAGTCAATGTTGAATTTAAATCATGCTCTTCAAAAAATTGAAATTTTTTCAATTGAGGTCCTAACAATAAAGATAAAAGTCATTGCTTTGTATCCACTCTAAATTATATTTAACAGCGTCAACGCTGGCATCGAATAATATTTGCGTAGGTAAGTGATTAGCGCTCACTTCAAGCATTACGGTAGCGAATCGTTCAGCTTGCCCAGCAGCCGGGCCACACGGTCCTAAGGTAGGTGTGATCGGTTAATTACTTTTCTTGTATGTAATCTTGACTGAGGTCTTGATTTTGTTTTCGTCTAGCACGGAACAGGTCCACAGCCATTTTGACATGTTTGCGTGTTTTAAAACGACTGGGCAGGCTGTTGCCTTGCCGGCGCAGTTCATAGCCTTGCTCATCATCGCCATAACATTCCAAGCATGAGCCATCGGACATTTCAAATGTTTCTACTGGGTGAGATCTTTCTTGCAGACCTGGTTGTTTGTTCAGTGCAGGCGCTGCTGCCTGGCTGAGTTGATTGGCTGTGGCTGTGGCATCAGCTGCGGCTGCTGGGTCTACTGCGCTTTTGGCAGGATTTGCGTTGGGCACAACTTGGGCAGCTTTGGTTATGACATTGTTGCCAACACCAGGTCCACTTGCACCACCCAACATAGGACCTGCATATGATTTTTGCGTGACTGTGGCATCACCGGCTGGCACACTGACCTTGGCCACAGTGGGCGAAGCCAGTTGTCCAGCAGCGTAGTTTGGTTGTTGTTGCTTTGTTCCAAACTTGGCCACCCCAAGATCCACCGACTGTGCTTTTGCTGTGGTAGCGCCAGCAGCATTTTTTGTTTGAGATGCTGACATTGGACCTTGATTGAAGTCAGTGGTTGTGTCGCCGGTGTCTAAATTCTTTGTTTGTTGTACACCCATGAGATTTGGCGACTGTTGAAGGCGTTGTCCTTGAGCATTTGTGGTGTAGGTATTGAAGTCATTGCCTTGTTCTTCGTTGGCGTATGGTGCGGCAGGTTTACCGTTGACAGTGGCTGGAGCATAGTCAGAAGCTGTTTTACGATCAACCACATTAGATTTCAAATTGACATCGGGCATGTTGGCTGGATTGACCACAGTTTTGGCCATTCCTTGAACATTTGCTGCTGCTTGATTGGCATCAAACTTTTCTAATTCATCTGCATCAGTGGCATCAATGGTTTTTTGTGCTTGAACATATTGTTGTTGCTGAGCCGGAGACAACTTAGCGTATGAAGGATCTTTGGTTGGGTCTTGACCTTTCATTTGTCTTACGGTGTTGGCAGCAAATTTGGTCGCAGCGGGCATGTATTTCTTAATGGCATTGCCGGCAGTTTGTGCTTGCTGATTAGCACTTGGCTGTGCAGTGGCACCCGATGCAGCAGAGTAATCAAGCTCATCTAATAGATCCAATTCACTGTGTGGGAAAGCCATGTAACTGTTGCCATTCTCATCACCAGCACGTATTACAAATACTCCAGCATCGTCATCACCAGATTCATCTTGACCAATTTCCCAGCCCATTGCAGCCAAGGTGTTCTGTGCCTTGGCCATTTGTTGTTCTGTGCCATTCCACCATTGTGCAGCCAACTGACGTAGAATTTCTTCTTCGTCAGGCTCGCGGTCGTCTCCACCGACTGGTGCAAATTCTTCAATCTCTTCTTCAGCACGGCCACGTTTTACAGCATCTTTGGCTTTGTCTTTCAAGTCGCGGTTCACGCTGACTTTCTTTTCCAGTCGATCCAAGTATTGTGTAAGATCTTTCTTGACCTTGCTGATCATGTCTTCTTCAATCTCGGCCATGGCTTCTTCAAGTGCAGTGCGACGAGGCTCTGCACTATCGCCAACCATGTAGCCATCCATGGGATGCGCAGGATCTGTTTTTTCT